TAAAAAAGGGGGCTTTTGGCCCCCTCTCTTTTTACTTTAAACAATCACAAATTGTATGAACAAGTGCTGTGCCAATAATATATGAGATGTACGAAAACATTATAGCCACGTACACTCTCATAAACCATTTAGTCACCTGTTATCACCCGACCCTGCCAGAGTGCCGCGCTTCTTCCTATCAGCTAGTTTCTCCAAGTTCTTCTCCATAATGTGTCCAAGGTCCATGTCAAGTTCTTCAGCAAGGACAGCACAGTACCACATCACATCCCCAATCTCATACGCAATCTGAATTTTTCTTGCCTCGTATTCATCCGGCGGTGCGCCGTCGCGTATAAACTTCTTGACCTTGTTTGCTATCTCACCTGCCTCTCCCGTAAGGCCAAGAGTAAGATACTCCATAGCCTTGTTCTTTGGGAAGATTGCAGTGTCACACGCTGCTATTTGATATGCTGTGCCGGTTATCCCGTACATGTATTTCTCCTTCATCCAAGTTTTAGCTTCTTGCTCCAAGTCCATTCTGTTTCTCCAAATTCTTAAAGTATGCAGCGTTCCACCCACGCTGCCACTCACGATGTGCAGAGTGTGTATACTTGCCATTAGCCTTCAACGGGTTTGCTTTCTGGTGATATATGATACCACGCTTCCTACGCCTGACTTCATCCACCTCGCTGAAGGCATCAAACCCGTCTTGAAAGTGTTGTGCTAGTATCTCATTCATTGCCACTCTCCTTAAATGATTTAATTACGTCAGATGAAAACAGCTTCTGCAGATTCAGAAGATACATGCGGGACGCATTGTTGTCACCGCCAGATACTGTCTTCTTGTAGTCAAGATTGTCGATGATACGCTTGAGACTGTTCACATCAAACACAAGTGTAGCAAACACCTCGTCACCTACACAAAGATTGTGGAACCAGTAGTCTGACTCTGTTGCATTTATGCCACTAGGCTTGCCGTAACACTCGTACTCAATGGCAATGTTGCCTGTGCGCATCCACACATCACGCTCTGACTTCACCTCAATCTTTTTGTCCTGCAGCATTTCAGCCACCATCTTTTCTCGCACCTTTCCATACGAGAGGTCAATGTCAAACTTTTTGCGGTCTTTCTTATTCGGTTCCAGATTTACTACGTTGTTCGTCATTTTCGTCTCCTTGTGGCCAGTTTCGTAGGATTGCGAGTCGGTCTTCATGCACAGCTATCTTATCTAGTTCACCCTGCACTGCTTCCAGAATATCAGAGTGTTCCCCAATACCTGCTGGATTAGCGAAGTATATATCAATATTTGTTTTATGCAAATGGATATTTGCAATGGCATGATTTTTAAGAGCCTGTATCATCTGTCCTTTCATTCTCTTTCTCCTTTCTTTTTACCCATTCTTCATAACAAGGGTGATGTCTAGGCGGTTCGTATTGTACCCAGCCATCACCCTGTTTCCATATTGGCCTATTCTTTTTCATCTGTCAACCTTTTTTGTCTAAACCTGTGCTTGAAGAATACAACCACATTGATGGCGGTGTTGACAGTGATGGCAAATAACAACCACCACTGCCACCAGTTAGGCATGTCTGTACCTTCAATCATGCCGCCTCAATGTCCACAACTTCACACACACCGGCAGAGCAAGCCAACTCTCGTCCACCCGAAGTGTGGTCTTCTTTCTCAAACTCTTGCAGCTTGACCCAATCAATGAACTTGGGCATGAAAGAAAGTGCTTCTTCGTATTCTTCTTTGCTGATGTCTTGATACACAGCCTGTTGATATACGTAGTCACTGAACGGCAAAAAGCTAATGCCAGACACTTCATCGAAGTGTTCATATACCCATGCACCCACTTCCATCCACTCATGTTCTTTGACCGTGATAGTTACGGAGGGCTTATGCTCACACCAGTGTTGCTGATAGGTCAACCACAACTCTAGCTGCTCAATAGCAGACATGTCTTCGCGGCATACTGCACCTGTGGGTGCCTTCATGGGGAAGCTAAACACAGTCGTGCTATCCGGCTTGGTAACATCCGGCTCTGCTGGGATACCCTGCGAAATCATAAACTGTGTAATCGGGTCTTTGTTGTCGCCACGCACCGTGCGAATGTAGTACGGATTGTGACGAGCGTGGATGCCAGAGGCACTGTCAACAAGCTGCGACACTGTGCCTGACGGCTTTACACAGGTAATGGCAACAGACTGTGGTATACCAAGCTGGTCAGCCATAGCTGCATTAGTTGATATTGCCTGTTCTTTTAGTGCGTTCAGTGTAGCCCCTATGTTTTTACCAAGGTGCGCTGACTTACCAGACATCATGGCATTGTCCATAATACCTGTCAGTGACACACCAAGTAGCCGCTCTTCTTCCGTATTGTTTCGCCATATCTTACGCAGATATTTGAAGTCAGTCAGCGTGGATTGGAACGTGCCAAGTATGGTGGCAAGACGAACCTTCTCTGTAAGGGTTTGCTGCGTGTCAGATGCACGTACAACAACCTCTGACAAGTTACAGAACTGATACGGGCGCAAGATAATTTCACTGCAAGGATTAGTTCCGAAATCTTGTTCTGCATCCCGGCGACCATTCTTAGCAGCTTGCTTTTGTGCAGACTGACGATTGAAGATGCCACGCTCACCAGAGCCTGACTCGTACAACGACAGCCACTCACGCATAAATGTACCCATCTGCGGCTTTTCTTTGTAAGCGACACTGTTGTTAGCGAGTGCGCGTTGGCCTTCCCTGTAGATGTTTTTCTGTGGCTCGTCCCACCACTGACCTGACTTTGCATGTGCCATCTGGTCATCGTTAAGATTAGATAGGCTAATCAAAGCAGAACGACGGACGCCACCGACAACTACAACCTCACCGATTTTGCACATGATGTCATGGCATTCGATAGGGTAGAGGCGACGGCCAGCAGCACCTTTGAACTTCTTGATGCAGAAGTTAAACAAGTTTTCCAGAGGGGCTGGGCCACTAGCGCGACCCCCAAACGTCTTCAGACGCGCACCAGCGGGGCGTACCTCACTGGTATCCCACTTTGGGATTTGCCCTGCGTAAAGGAGCGAAATTAATTCACGCAGGGATTTGGCCCAGCCCGGACGAGAATCGCCAACTTTGATGACAGTATCCGTGTCATGCATAGTCTCGTTGACGATTGGCAGCTTCTCAACATTGTGGCGTTCCACAGAGAAGCCTACACCAGTGCCGCACATGAGGATATACATCGTCTCGTCAAAGGCACGAGGATTATCCACTGGTACGTAGGAGCAGTTGTAACCGCCGACGTGACAACGGTCAAGCGCGGGACCGGCGGTCATTAATGCTCTCATGCTTGGCATGATGTCTTGGTTAAGCACAGCCTCTTCAAGTTCTGCGCGTAATTCATCTGACAAAACATAGCTATACTTGTCTGCAAGGTGGCCTTCCATATAATCGAAGTACCGTGCTACAGTTTCGCTCCACGTCTCTCTGCGCTGTTCGTCTTCAATCCAACGCGCATAACGGGATGTAGCAATAAATGTTTGGTAGTCTGTAGGCAAATAGTTGTTCATCATATCACTCCATTTTTGTTTTGATGTTTATAATTTCTGCTCCATCAATATCGTAAAACATGTCATACATGTACTCTTCTAATTCTTCTGTCACATCCCCGTCAGCAGGAACAGGATAATCTTCCGGGTCTATATCGACAGCTATATAAATCTTAACTCTCATCGTAGCAGCCTTCTACTTCCTCTATCAGCTTGCTAAGATACCACTGTGCTTTTTCTAAGTCCTCTGTACCATTCTTGTAGCGATAACGCCATAGGTATTTCATAATGTTACCTTGCAGATAATATTCATAACCATCTCCTGTAGCTGCGCGAATAGCCTCAATGCACTCAATGCCAGCCTTGTTATAATGTGCTGGACTATTGACCATATCTTCTAGTTCACGCCGCTGTTTCATGTATGCCTCGTGTCTCATTATGCACTCCCTTTCGTCTTACTGCTGAAGTCTAGGTGTACTATATTGCCATCCTCACCAGTAATTACAAGGGTGTTCTCTTCTTTTTCTTCTTCTTCTTTTGCGTCTTCCATCTCCATAACATAGTCATGGATTGCATCTCTCAACACCTGACTATTTTCCATGATAGGCACAGAGGCACACATCATCTTAGTAAAGTGCATCAGTTGTGAGTAGTCCTCATCATCAAGTGGATTGTCAGGAAAAGAGATAATGCTGATGTCAATCTCGCCTGTCCACTCGTAGTCCCTGCCATCCATCTTTGGCCGGATGCGAACCACAATATCTTCGTTGTTAAATTTTTTCTCTATCATGTTATCTCCTTTTCACTTTTGTTCCACTAAACTTAATAAACTTTGGATGCTTATTCTTACCTTTTTCTTTCAACCAATCTTCTGGTATGATGCGGTCATAATATCTAAAACCATATTTTATACACCACTGTCCATAAGTTGACTTGGCACCTTTTCTCAGCTTGCGTCTACTATTCTCAAACACAAACCGAATGTCAAGTTGTGGATGTTGCCGCTTGACAGCTAAATGCTTTCGTCTGTCGGCTGCGGTAAACATACCCTTTGTTTCAATAATGATGCCATTATTCAGAACAAAGTCAGGAGTGTATGTGCGGTACGCAAGGTCTTCCCACTCTATCTTTAGTTTCTCGTAGTCGTATGAGATTTTGAGTTCATCAAGATAGACAGATAGTTTATGCTCTAGTCCACTTCTGTACCCATACTTACGTGCCGCACGAAATGCTTTATAATTAGGCATTATTTATTTCTACGTAACCAACCATCTTTGGGTCTTTTGCTTTTGACATGATGGATGGACGCTCTTCCAAGCTAGGCCAACAGGCAAACCTAAATCGGCAGAAGCTACACTCCGTGCCAATAACTTTGTTACCTGTCTCCTTACCTCTAAATGTTTCAGGTAGAGCATCAAAGCAACGCTCAAACCTATTCTCATTTATTGTGTCTGCAGTTTGCTTGATGTTGGATACTTCTTTGTCAACATCAATGCCTGTGGCTGGCACATACTTGAACTGACCATTGGCCTTGTTCACTACCCACCATCCACCTGCTTTCTTGTCAGCAGCCTTGGCGTAACCGGCAAGCTGTGCTACATACCCGAAAGCATCACCCTGTCTAAGAGAGTCGAAGGATTCAAACTTATTTGTGTAAGACCAGTTTGATGCTGACTTAATATCATCAACAGCACCATCAATAACAATATCATAAGTGCCATCGACGGATGTATCATCGTCAAGTTTAAGAGTAACCTTTTCATTGTCCTCATACTTCACCCCCGCTTCTTTTAACAAACCTTTGAAGACAGCTTCTACGATGTCTCCAAGCATCATGTTCATAACGAATGTAGTGGGAAGAGGCAACGCTTTCTCTGGTTCGTTCTTTTCAAACCAGAGTTGACAGGTTGGTCTGCCCACATTTGACATGCGCAGACCAAACCCATCACGCTTGTTGCCCCCGCCAAACTGACGTGCAAGTGCGCACTTTACATCCTGTCCTATTTGCTGAATAGTTTCTACGGACATGGTGGACTTACCATTGGAAGCGTTTTCCATGTATTGATGTAACGCCAGTTCAGCGGGGTGTTTCATTGTGCTACCTCTTCAACTTCGATATCAACCAAGTCATCGACCACATCAATATCGTCCTCTTCCATTTTCTCATTGGCCTTGTCAGTCCAAGCGTTGAGAATGTAGGTATTATAATTCTCAATCCAAGAAAGGAAGTCACTGAAGATGCTATGCTCAGTCTCTTCAATACTCAAGGTATTGTTGAGGTTGAGTGCAACCGCAGGAAGGTAGAAGCTGTTGCCGTTTGGCAACTCGCGTTGCACGGTATTAAGAGCAATATCATGCTGCACAGGCAAACGCTGCATCTTTGCCAATTTAGCAAAGACATTGCCTACCTCTTTGAACGCATCACGGTTATCAATCTCCCAGATAAATGGATGAACATCCACCTCTACAGATTCACCTTTTGGTGTGACGGCGTTGACAAGTTCAATCGTCCCGAATACCGCACGTACCCGCTTAATCTGACGAATCAAGTCCTGCATGGTTTGCGGAAGGGCTTTGAAATCCTCAATGTACCCAGCCGGTTTACCACAGTTAAACCCACCGTCATTATCTTTCAGGTCCATGTTCAGGTTGTCAGCCATTACAGTCTTAACGTAACGGTTGGGGGTATCACCCATACCTTTGATGAAACGCTTGTACATGAAGCGTTGCATGTAGGGACGAATTACCGCAGACTCCCCATAGTAGATGGGGCCATCTGGAACTTCCAGACGGAATGTGCCAGCCTTTACCAGCACTTTATCTGAACCAATGATGGGAGAATGGTTGATGCGCAGACGGGGAAGGCTACTGCTCTTCTTGTCAGAAACCTCTGCCGCCATGCCCATAGCCTTCGCCATCATGGCATAGTTGTTAGTATCAATGGTGGTCAATTCCATATTTTATACTCCTTCCTTTGAGTTTGAAAACCATAGTTATATCACGACACATCTTTGGTGTCAAGCCAGTTGGGGCCAATTTTTGCTTCTAGTTCCAGAGGAACATTGAATGCCAACCCCCAACGTATGGCAATCAAGTCAGGCAATGCATCGTTAGTCTCTTGTATTATTTGAATAACTCTCTTTTCTTCATCTGGATGAACATCAATGACAATAGAGTCATGCACAGTGTTTACCACACAAGACTGCATACCGTCAAGCAGTTTATCTATGTGCAACAATGCGATAGGCACAATGTCTGCTGTTGCAAATGACTGCACAGGATAATTCTTTATCTGCGTAAAGTGCGACACTCTGCCGCTGGACTTACGCACGACATTCGGGAAGGCAAACTCACGACCAGACGGCGTGGTAATCTTGCCCGTGTTTATAGCTTCTTTAGCCAATCGGGAGTGCCATAGCCCAATCCCTTTGTATTTCTGCGTGAAGTGTGTGTAATATTCTGCCTCCGCTGGCGTTCTCCCAAAGCCCGTTGCGCCATAAAGAGGTGCGAACGTGTGCGCCTTCGCTTCTTGGCGACTTGTAGGCTGACCAGCATCAGTAATAACTTTACTGGTATACGCATGTACATCAAATCCAGTAGATACTTCCTCAATTGCAACTCCATCCTGTGATAAATATGCGGCAGTGCGGAACTCCAACTGTGCAAAGTCGGCTTCCATAATCTTGCCATTATTGAACCGTGACACAAAAACCTTCTTGACAGGGAACGTACCACCACGCGGCATGTTCTGCATGTTGGGGTCTGCGCCAGAGAAACGACCAGTAGCCGTGCGATGCTGCAACAAACGAACATGCAGCTTGCCATCACTCTTGGTGTGGGTGCGGATGCCTTCCACAAAAGATGACAGGTATGTTTCCACGGCAGACAGGCGTCGAACTTTTGACAGGAACTCCACGGCATCTGTCATATTTTTGACACGTGCTGATTTCTCCAAAGTCTCAAGGTTGCCCTTGCTTGTGCTAAAGCCATTGGCACTAAGCCACTTGGCTGATGGCGGCTTGAAGCGCAGTCCTGCCCGTGTAGATGTAGGCTTGAAGATATAGCCTTGTGCATTGCAGTCTTTGCACTTGTGTGGACGACTGAACGGGCTACCATCTTTGCGTGTCTTGTAGGCTTGGCCGGTGCCTTTGCATGTGCTGCACTGCTCTGCCTTGGTTTTGTAGATAAGTTCCGTGCCGTATTGCACCATATTATTAAAGTCAGGGCCATCCATGTATGGGTCAATCTTCTGACCCCACTCTGCTTTGTCAATAACCTTGCGACCATACACCACCCAGCCAAGCTGCTCCGGGCTGTTAAGATTGATAGGTGTATCCCCCATCAGCTTTTTGACATGGCTTTGCAGACTATTAATCAGGTCACTACGCTCCTGCTCAAACTCCGCTTGCACAGTTTGCAGTGCGGACATGTCCACCTTGAACCCACGCTGATACATACGTGCCAGACACACTGCCACCTGATTGGTCAGGTCAACAGTACCCATCAGGCCACTGTCTTGTGTCGTGTTCAGGCGATACATCAGTTTATCAGCAAGCTGCTGCGTAGCCTCAAGGTCAGCAATTAGATATTCGGTCAGTTCATTGTATGGAATGTCACGGGTGCTATAACCCTTGGCAAAATATTCTTTGAGAGTATCCTGCTTCTTTGTATCCAGTTCGTAACGCTCTGCACATGCTTCAAGGGACAGCGGCTCTTTAACCCCACGCTGCATGACATACTCTGCCAGCATCGTGTCAAACACCGGGCCGTCATACTTGAAGCCAGACTCCCACAGCCATAACAAGTCGTGTGCTGCGTTGTGACATATAAGCACAGTGGCCTCGTCCAACATCATCTGCACACGCTCGTAGTAGTTGTCCTGATTGGGACGGTCAGCGTGGTCAAAGGGGAACGTCAGGCACTGCCCTTGGTCTGTCAACATACCCACCATGACCAGCGTGTTATCTGGCTCAAACGGGTCAAGGTGTATCTTGCCGTCACGCTTGGTGACTGTGTTCTCTACATCAAGTGTTAGTTTCATTATCATCCTCTCTGACATATTTTCTTACGAAGTGACTTACATCATCTTTGTGTTTGTACCAAACATTTTTATGTACCACTCTCCACTTGTTTTCAAGCAAACAAACAACAAACTTTTTATTAACTAGCACCATACCAAAGTTTGGCTGTCCGTATGTCTCTACCTCAAGATTAAGTTCCAGAAGTTTTTTTAGTTTTTTTAGTCTCAAGATATTCCTGTCTGCATAATTACTGTATCTGTCTTTATGCCAGCAAGACTTCTGTAACTCTATGGACTTTTCTTTGTAGTATTCTATATCCTCATCCAACTCGTTCAGAGTTTCTTTTGTGTACATTCTGGTCATGCCGTGTACCTCGCTGTCTTGTATTCAAGTTCGCAATGTATACTACCATGCCATCCTGTCAACTTATTCTTGACAACATTCAGATGACGCTGGGTATCCTCTTCATCCTGACCCTCGACAGGTGGGTTCTTAGCAATCAGAATCATCAGGTCAGCTTCTGCTGCCTTGCCTGTCCGACTGCCTTCCATCATGCTCTGGTTGAGCAGCACCTTGCCCTCTGCTTCTGCGGATAGCTGGGACATGTAAAAGATGGCACAGCCATACTCTTTGGCAATCATACGGGCATGGACGGCGTTGGCTTTCAGTGCTTCATCTGTACGGGCAAAGCCACCCGTTTTGGCAAACTTGTCACCCATGTCCAGCAGAACAATGTCAGGCTTGTATGACTTGCATACAGACTCAACCCACGCCATGTCACGCCCGGTTGCATCTTTAATCTTGATGCGTTCCTTGACGGGTGCATACAGGTCACGTGCTGCACTAGGGTTGTTCTTTATCTCCTGCATGGTCATGCCTGTGGCTGCGGTGAGATATCGCGCACCCACCCGGTGATATCCTTCTTCGTTACACAGGATGATGCAGTTAGCCCCCTGTGATGCAAAGCCGCCGGGTGCAGCAATCAGGCTGGCATGGAACGATGTCTTACCTGTGTTGGGACGTGCGCCCACTTCAATCAGGTGACCATCATTCACACCATCCACCTTGCGTGTCAGGCTTGAGATGTTGAAAGACCACCGTGCCTCAAGGTCAGCCTTGGACATCAGCGTATCCATGTCGATGTCATCCCACTCAATATTAAGATTAGGTGTGAAGTCATCTCCGTACTGCTCAAGCAGGTGCCGCAAAGGCTCAAGGCTATTCTTGCTACCGGACACGTAGTCTACTCCAAGACTAGCAATGTCCTCGCCAATCACGCGCTGAAACAACTTGGACAGGACATCCTGTGCAATGTCAGCACCCATAGGTGGCTCACGCTTTATCTTATCAAACAGGGCGTCAAACCCCTGTTTTGTAGCCGTAGTCATGGTTGGATTGTCAGCCATGAACAATGCCTGCACTTCATCAGGTGTTATATCACGTGAGTAACGCTCCATAGCCCGGTCAAGTGATTGTTTGATTTTACGAGCATCCTTGCTGAACAGGCGGTCAGGACAACGCGCACCACGGTGGTCATTGTAAAACTCCTTGTTCATCAAGGAACGTATAAGTGATAGTTCCATATTATTCTCCTACGTTGGTCAACTTGTCAAAGTCTTCAGGGTTTCTATACTTCAAATCGTCTGTCAGTTTCACTACGCGAACGTCATCAACATACGATTGCAGTTCTCTGGCAAACTCAATTGATTTCATCAACGCATCGGGGTCAAGTGCGATGATTGCTGTTGAGAACTGCGTGAGATACCTCTTGTGTTCGTCGAGCAGTGATGTTCCCAACACAGCGACCCCAACGTAGTCATCACCGCCTACAACTGCGGCACTCACACAGTCCTCAACAACGACAGCAGTTTTACCACAACCGTGAACGTATGGCAAGCTGCTTTTTCCATACCGCTTCCATTTTATTGGAGACTTGTCCAATGCACGACCTGTAGCATCCACTATCTGACCGTCATGCCGTATTGGAAACACGACACGACTGTCCTTGACATCATACATAAGACCTAATTCCTGTGCGTCAAGACCATAGAGTTCACTTGCCCACTCCAATACAACCCACGGTGGGGTGACAATGTATTCAGGTAGGGCGAACGGCACAGGCTTGTCGTCACTCTCGTGACCAAGCAGGACAGTTTTGATGTCATCAATAGACATGCTCACTTGCGTAGAACCCTTGACAGTACAGGATGCGCGGAAGCAGTTCCACTTCAATGTACCCATCTCATTAGTGACAGTGAATGTGCGCTGCCCACAAGATGGGCATTCTGTGCGGACTGTCGTCCCAACAGCTACATCCATGTCATTTACAATGTTATATATATTATTCATGTATATACACTTTCCTTTGCGGCACTTGTAATGCTTGTACCACGCTTATTACGTTCCGTCAATGCATATTCTGCACTTGCTAATGTATTTTTCATGTAGGGTTTGACTGACTGCGGATTGGCGTGTCCTGTCACCGACATGATTTGTGCAATACCGACACCCGCCTCCACCATCTCCGTAGTTCCTGTGCGGCGAAGGTCAGCAATGCGCAACTCGTCAGGAAGCCCAGCAAGGCCCATGACCTCTCTGGCGTACCTTGATAGCCTTTGCATGGTGAAAGGGCTGTACACGGCGTTCCTAGGGCGAGGATAGGGTGCTACATATTCTTGGAAGCCAAAATCTTCCCTCTGCTGCTGTAACATTGCCACCATTGTGTCGCTGATGGGCAGATGAACTGTTGCACCCCGTTTGGATTGTTCCAGATTCAGAACATGATTGTCTAAATCGACGCACTCAAACTTTAGTGTACGCATATCACCTATCCGCTGACACCACTCGTATGCCATCTGTGCAATTAGCCCGACACTGCGATACTTGTAATCAGAGTATGCTGCATCCAGAAACGCAGTAATCTGTTCCTGTGTCCACACAACTTTGCGAGGCTTTACTGTCTTGCGCTTAAATGTCGCAAACGGATTCATGTTTGTATGCCCCATCTCCATGCCAAACGAATACAGCTTACGCGCCACAGCGCAGACATGATTAGCCATGTAGACACCCCGGTCTAGCCACTGCTCGTATGCCATACGTGCCTGTGGCCCTGTGAGACTTTTTGACGCATACTCTTGAATATGCTTGCCATCCACTTTTGTGGTGAGCAGCACGTTCATAAAGTATTTATAATCTACTTTAGATTTGTCAGATAAGGTATTGTAATCATTAGATATAAAGTATTTATCTGACATATCTTTGACTGTCATTGCTGGCATAATTTTGCTCCTTTCCCATGTGTCGCCCATCCCCCCATGACCGTAGATAAAAAAATAGGAGAGCAGCCGCAGCCACTCTCCCTGTTACATTATGCCGCAGCAGCTTCCATGCGCTTGAACGCCGGGGTATCAATCCAACGTGCAACGTCATGCTCACGCTTGTACATGTTTTCAGCATCGTTGTCATTAGCTGTATTACGAAGCTGGAATCCGTTGCGCTCATCTGCATAGGTTGCGTAGTTTGTGAACGCGCTATACAAGGCCCACAGGTTACGGCCACGGGTGTTAGCTTCCTGACTGTACAGGCTGAACATCTTTTCGGCCATGCGGTCAGATTTGGTGATAGACTCAAGAATAGTCTTGACATCAAACTGACCAATGTCTGTTTCAGCCCAACGCTGGAACTTTTTTGTGTCCTGTTCAAAATCATCTTTGTGGTCATGCAACTTGTCACCAAAGGTGGTCAGGTCAAAGCCGCTGGTATTCTTACGGCGCACCTTGTCATGCTGGCCAACGATGATGCCATTGGTGCAGAAAAAGTCGATAGCACCAAAGAACACAAGGTTGGAACAGGAACCGTCCACACCGTGCAGGGCAATAAACCGCCGTGCAACTTTACTGGAATGCTTGGACGTTGC